TTTTGCGTCAATCGTTTACGGTAGATAACAAGCTAGAAAACCCAGTGCAATGGGCCGTAGATGAGTTTAAACCGCCCAGTAAGCCTAATCCTCCGCAAGTATGCTGCGATCAGGGCCATACGCTCCGCACAGGTTTAACTAAAACTACCAATAAGCCTTATTACGGTTACGTGTGCGCAGGCGGCAATAAAGAACACGCAGTCTGGGCAAAGCAAGACCCGACTGGCGCTTGGTACTTTCCACAAGATGTAGAAGATGGGAAAGGAGGCGAATAATGGGATACGTTGAAATCATAAATGGATCAGGATTCACGTTGCGACTGGAAAACGACAAGCGAACCCTGACACCATCGGTAGACCGTTGCGTTAGCTGTAATGATGATCGGCTAATACAAGACGGAGTTTATTTGGTATGTACTCAATGCCATTGCAGGCAATAGGTAGATTACCATGAAACACGCTCGGTTCAAGTGTAACGGGTGTAAACGTGACACCGAGTTTCTTTGGCTTGAAAACTTTGGCACGCCCGAAGGTTTTAAAGCCTACCAATGTATGGACTGTGGGTGTGTCGGAGTTAAAAATATAGCCGAGGCGGTTACTATTCCTGACTCGGACATAATCCGATGCGTTAAGTGTGGTAGTTGGAAGTTTATAACCGTGGTCTGCCACACTTGCGTACTAGTCAAGGAGAAATAATGCCTACAGGTAGACGCAATTCAGGTGGAGACGATTATTACACCTCGCAGTGGATATTTGATGGTCTGGGCCTAGAGTTTGATTTAGACCCTTGCTCACCCATAGTTGGAGGTGTAGTGCCAGCTAAAACTAAATATACGATTGAAGATAATGGCCTAGCTCAAGACTGGTTTGGTCTAGTTTGGATGAACCCGCCATATTCGAAGCCAACGCCCTGGGTAGATAGGTTCTTAGCTCATTCCAACGGTGTGGCCCTTGTGCCCTTTACCAATGGTAGATGGTGGTTTAACTTGTGGAATCACGCCGAGGCTATTATGCCTATTGCCTATAATCACAAGTTTGATCGAGCCGATGGTAGTCGTAAAACTATAACCTTTAACACCGCTTTATATGGTATTGGCGAGGCTGGTGTAGCTGCTATTAAGCGGTTTAACTTGCATAGAATACGATAATGCAATTAACGCCACGCCGTGTGACCTGCGGTTATGCCGAAGGGCTTGCATCGTAATGCTACGCTCTAGTTCGCATTCGCCCTCAAGGCGAAAAGGCGAGCCCCGTAGGGGATGGCTCGCAAGGTGCACGCTAGTTGGGTGCGCTGTATTTGTAGCACAAATATCAAGCCTTGAAAGAGCAGATTCCGCTTCTTATTATAAGCAGTATGCATATATAGAACTTAATTACAATATAGAGCAGTTTGATTGCTTAAATGCTTTATACCATCACGAGTCTAGATGGTCACCAACAGCCAAGAACGGTAGTCATTACGGCATACCTCAAGGCAGGTCTAAGTACTTACAAACAGCTACGCCTTATCAGCAAATACGTTGGGGTCTTAAATACATTGCTAACCGTTACGGTGTAGTAGATGGTGTGCCTAACGCTTGCGCTGCTTATAATCATTGGAAGTTAAAGCGATGGCATTAAACAAGAAAGCCAAACACCAACGTGCTATGGGTAGCACCCAGTGGAAGAAGCTACGTTTAACGGTGTTAGACCGTGATGGCAGGATCTGCTACGCCTGTGGGGGTGAGGCCAATGAGGTAGACCATATATGGCCACGAGCTAAGGGCGGTGATATGTTTGATCCACTCAACTGTGCGGCTATCTGCCGTGCGTGTAATCTAGCCAAAGGCGACCGTTTTTTTAGCCCCAGGGCGACCCCCCCTGTCTTTCAAGGCCCATCTCTCCCTAATACGGTAAGTTCAGTGCCAGATTCACCATTCATACGACCAGAAGGGCTACGAAGCGATGAATAACGATGCGGATGTGATACCTATTAAAAGGGGGCTAGAACTGATTGGCAGTACGCAGCCTAGAATCCACACGCCTTTATTAAAAACAGCAAGCAAGGCCCAGGAGGTTGCTGATTTAGCTGAGAAAATAAATTTGCCTCTTATTCCCTGGCAACGTTGGGTGCTAGATGATTTATTATCTGTAGATGCAAGCGGTGCGTTTCTCAAGAAGTCGGCCCTCGTTCTAGTCGCAAGACAGAATGGCAAGACTCACCTAGCCCGTATGTTAATTTTGGCCCATTTATTTCTATGGGGATCTAAAAACGTGTTGGGTATGTCTTCCAACCGCAATATGGCATTAGATACTTTTAGGCAGGTGGCTTACACGATAGAAGATAACGATTTCTTATCTAAACAAGTACGCCAGATCCGATTGGCTAACGGCCAGGAGTCTATTGCGCTATTAAATGGCGCTAGGTATGAAATTGCAGCAGCTACCAGAGATGCGCCCCGTGGTAAGACCGCAGATTTCTTATATCTTGATGAGTTACGAGAATGGTCTGAAGAGGCATTTACTGCAGCTTTACCTGTTACACGAGCTAGACCAAATGCAATGACTTTAATGACAAGTAATGCGGGCGATGGTTTTAGCACAGTGCTAAATGATCTTAAAGAACGCTGCATGTCCTACCCACCCGCTAATTTAGGTTATTACGAGTACAGCGCACCACAGCATTGCAAGATACATGACCGTAAAGCCTGGACTATGGCAAACCCAGCCCTGGGCCATTTAATAACTGAGCAAACATTAGAAGAATCGGTAAATACCAATAGTGTTGAAGCTACTCGCACCGAGATGCTTTGCCAGTGGGTAGATAGTGCTGTTAGCCCCTGGGTTTATGGCTCAATTGAGGCTTGCAGTGATAGCAGTTTAGAAATACCTGTCGGGCCACAAACAATTATGGCATTTGATATCGCACCTACAAGAAGATCTGGGGCTTTAGTAATGGGCCAAATGAAAGACGGAAAGATAGCTGTTGGTTTGGCGCAATTGTGGAGCAGCGAAGTAGCTGTAGATGAAACAAAAATGGCCAGCGACATAAATGAATGGGCTCGCAAATACCATCCAACCTTAATTTGCTATGACAAGTACGCCACACAAACTTTGGCAACAAAATTGGAACAAAGTGGTTGGAAGATGCAAGATGTATCAGGTCAAGCCTTTTACCAGGCGTGTTCTGACTTATCTGACGCTTTGGCTAACGGTAGATTGGTGCATTCAGGACAACCAGATCTCGTACAGCATTTAAATAATTGTGCAGCCAAAACCAGTGACGCTGGCTGGAGAATAATCCGCAGAAAAAGCGCAGGCGATGTTACAGCGGCTATTAGTTTGGCAATGGTGGCAACAGAATTAACCAAGCCACAAAGAACCGCACAAATCATTGTCTAACTTGCACTATTTGTCCGATTTATGGTATAACATACCTATATGGGTCTATTGTCTGCTTTGGGTATAACCAAAAAAACTGAAACTGTCCAAGCGCAATATGCCCCTGCAATTATGGACACAGCTTATGGCTATGGTTCATTTACAACTGGTGTTGGTAATTTCCCTGGCGGTTTAGATCGCAACTTCGCAATGCAAGTACCCGCAGTTTCCAGGTGCAGAAATCTCATAGCTGGTGTAGTGTCCTATCTGCCGTTAAAACTTTACAAAAAGTCTAACGGTGAGGAGTTGGGAAATCCTCTTTGGCTAGAACAACCAGACTATCGGCAGCCAAGATCCGTCACCATATCATGGACTGTCGATAGCCTCCTCTTCTATGGGATTGCTTATTGGCGTTGTACAGAATTGTACGCAGATGATTTAAGACCATCACGATTTGAGTGGGTCGCTAATAACCGAGTTACATTTACAACAAATAAGTTTGGTACAGAAGTAGAAGAATACTTTGTCGATGGCGTAAGAGCACCTATGACTGGTATTGGCAGTCTTATCACTTTCCAGGGACTGACACAAGGCGTATTACAAACCGCAGCCCGCACAATACAAAGCGCTTTAGATATTGAAAAAGCAGCAGCTGTATCTGCTCAAACTCCAATGCCATCTGGCTACATTAAAAATACTGGAGCAGATTTACCAGAAGCTCAAGTCTCAGGATTATTAGCACAATGGAAGCAAAGCAGACAAAACAGAAGCACCGCATATTTAACTAGCACATTATCATACGAGACCACAGGGTTTTCTCCTAAAGACATGATGTACAACGAGGCGCAACAGTATTTAGCAACGCAAATTGCACGTGCTATGAACGTACCTGCATATTACATAAGTGCCGATATGAATAATTCTATGACCTATCAAAACATAATCGATGGCCGTAAAGAATTTGTGGCTTATTCCTTGCAACCGTTTATTTGTGCAATTGAGGACAGACTTAGCATGGATGATATCACGCCAAGAGGGCATGTTGTAAAATTTGCAATCGAGGAGTCTTTCTTGCGAGCCGATACAATGAAACGTTTAGAAGCACTTGAAAAAATGTTAGCTTTGGGTCTCATAGATGTAGAAGATGCCAAAGAAATGGAAAGCCTAACACCCAACGGAAGAGAAACAGAAGATGATACTTACATTCAGTAGCCAGGTAGAAGCTGCCGATACAGAGCGCAGAGTTATCGCTGGCAAGATCGTGCCATTCGAAGAAGTGGGCAATACTTCTGTCGGTAAGGTGGTATTTGCTAA